AATAAATCTTTTCGTGACTTTGAGTACTAGTCTTTTGACTTGCTTAGATTCATTCCTACCCATGGCGTTCACTGTTACCATTTCCGATGAGCTGATTGAGTCCGCGATTTGGTCCTTCTTTGGAGGAGGGGCCATGTTTCTCGCGCTAAAGATTGGCGTGTTTGGGATGTTGTGGGAGGCCGCGAGTTGGCTTCTTGCCTGGGTTTGGTTTGTCGTTCAAGTAGTCGCGAGGCGGCTGGCGTTCCAGCTCCAGCTCGGAGCGTTGCCGGTTGCCGCGTGCAAGACTGGTTTTATCATAGTTGGCGAGAAGGCTTATTACCGGGACCCAGTGGACCTCCGGATGTATTCAGTCGTGCCACACACGGCGACTTGCACCGATGGCAAGATGGTTCTTAAGGATTATCGTTTGGTGCCCTTAGGAGGTGATGCCAAGGTGGCGGAGTCAGCACTCTTTGGGTCTGACCCGCTGACCAAGAGATCCTCGGCGCCTAACGACTATGTGTCTTTGTACATCGAGCAAGATGGTGAGTATCATTATTTGGGGGGCGGCTACCGTGAGGGCTTGTTCCTAATCACAGCGGCCCACGCCCTTACCGAGTCGGAGGGACACACCCTAGCTCTCTCGAGGGATGGTGTAAAGTTTTACCGTCCTGCTGGCGTCAAGCGCCATTACGCGAGGGAGGGGTATGCTAGGTGCACGGGTGACGACGTTGGTGCGTTTGAGTTGTCAGCCGCGGATTGGGCGGCATCAGGCGTTAGAAGCGTCAAGCCGTCTGTCTACAGCGCCGTGGGCCAGACGCGGGTAGAGGTGTTCGGTCGCAGCCGTCAGGGCGTGCTGCAGGCCGGCGTGGGCGCGCTGCTTCCTCCTACGGAGAAGCAGAAGCGTTTGGGCATAGTCCCCCACTCTGCCTCGACGATTCGGGGCTTCAGTGGCAGTCCGGTTTACTCGACGGGCGAGTCGGGGAGAAGGATCGTAGGGTTGCACATTGCCGGTGGTTGCGAGAGCGACAATAAGAACTACATGGCAAGTGTGCACGAGATCCACTTCCTTCGGCAGAAGCTCGGTCTGGTGCCGGAGCCTCAGTTGCGAGCGGAGGTTTCACCCAACACCAAGCATTTCCAGTACAATCGGCACGACAGGGATTCGGACGAAGAGGAGCTCGACGACGAGTTGGATAATGCCAACAAGTTTGGCGGGACCTTCGGGTTTTACGACTCGTTCGCCGAGACTGCTCCGGTGTCTGCTGCATCAGCCGGGGCCGTTACCAACCCCCCCCCGGGGCTCACGCCCATTGTGGAGGGGGCGGAGAGCGAGCCATCTCCAGAGGAGTCCGGTGTGGGCAGCGAGGCCCCGGGCGCCGAGGCGCCGAGCGCGGAAGGAGACCGGGACGATGACGTTCTGCAGGTCCAGGACGCGTTCGAGGAGGAGGAGTATGTGGTGCTGCCTGACATTGAGGCGCCCCCTCCTCCCCCTGCGGGTGCGGAGTTTGTGCGCCGAAAGAAGGTGGGGAACATTGGTCGGTTCTTCGGCTGCACCGCTTTTGCTGGTGCTGCGGTCGCTGCCACCAACAAGGTTTTCGACCCTGCGTGGATGGTTTGCGACGGCCCAAGTTTGAGGGCGGCGGCCGGGGCGGATTACAAGTCCATGTTTGAGTCCACCAACTTCGAGCGTTACCGTGAGTACCTGAGCGCTGCGCGCGCCGAGGCCGCGGAGGATGCCCGGACGATGAAAGGCGTCGACGGCAATGACGTCGCGCGTTTGTTTGCGTCGGGAGTTTCCAACCGGAGCAGGAAGAAGGCACTGAAGCGCCTGCCGGAGAGGTTTCTTGAAGCCATTGGCAGACTGGGTCTTGACACCAAGGCATATACAGGATGGGCAAACCCTCCGACTGGTGTTGAGGCCATGGAGCAGTCCTTCAAGGTGCAGCTCGGTGGAGTGAAGCCAACGTGTTGGCCCGAGGCGACACGCAAGCAGTTTGTCGCGAAGGAAGGACCGTTGTATGAGGACTTCCTCACCGAAGTTGCCAAGTATCCAGCCAACCGTTACAACGCTTTTACGGGCGTTCATGCCCGCTTGACGCGGTTTGTGCTGGGGCTAGATGGGGACAAGTCTGCCGGGTGGTCTCAGCATTTCCGGCCCGGCACTAAGCGCTCCTGGCAGGACAAGGAGGGCCTGGAGCTGGCTTCGTATTTGACCCGGTGCCGCCTGCTGCTTCGTGCGGCCGTCGGCCCAGACACGATGGCCCAGATGACTCCCGCTCAGTTGGTGGGAGCCGGACTGTCCGACCCCCGGACCATGTTTGTCAAGGTGGAGCCCCACAATGACGCGAAGGTCGCGGCGGGCCGGTGGCGGCTTATCTGGGGAGCATCGCTTGTCGACGTGTGTACGGCTAGCGTCACGTGCCGAAAGCAGGATAAGCTCGACATTGAGCAGTACCAGGGGGGTCCCATTCCAGGTGGCCACCAGCAGGCGTCGGGCCTAGGGCACCACGATTTGGGCATCGACAGACTCTCCCGCGAGTTTGATCGCTTGCTAGAGACGGGGCTTGAGGTGTTCGACGCGGACGCGCAACATTGGGATATGCTCGTCAACCGCGACTCGCTCTACGCGGACGCATGGCGGCGCATCATACTATACGATGGCTCCAACAAGGACGTCTTCGAGATGATGGCTCTTTGCGAGGCGGCCGCCAACAGCGCCCATGTGGTGCTGGTGGGCGGCAACTTGTGGGAGATCCTGAAGCCGGGGATCACGGCCAGTGGCATTTTGTCTACCACGGCGCAGAACTCGTTCATTCGGGCATTGCTGTACTCTTTTGTTGGCATCAAGCATTGCGTTGTGGCGGGTGATGACGCCGTTGGGGCACGCCAGAAAGGCTATGACCACCGGAGCGCGTTGGCGGAGTACGGTCCGATTGAGAAGGCCGTGAATGTGTATACTCCCGAGGCTGGGATTGAGTTTACCTCGCATCGGTTTACCAAGAGTGCGGGGGTTTGGACCGCCCGTTTCCTCAACTTGGGGAAGGCGTGTGCCCGCCTCGCACTTGGCGAGAAGGAGGTGCGTCAGGATCAGCTCTCCGGCCTTTTGTTTTGCGTAAGGCATGACGAGGCTCAGATCCGCAACCTGGGTCAGGTCGCTGAGCAGATGGGCTGGCCCATTGCAGGAGCGGAGCCCGTGTTCTTGCCTTGCCTGGATTAGGGAATCTGCGGCAGTTGCCCCCGAAGTCCCGGGCTAGGCAGATGGGCACCCAAAGCAGAGATAGTTTGGGTTTTGGCAAAATCGCCGAGAAATACTTAAATACGGCGTGCGCCTCAAGTTTGTGGCGCTGAGGGTAGCGACTCGGGTAGCTTGCATTCGCAGCGTCATGGCCAGGAATGGCCGCAGGCCGGATAGGCCTCCTCGCCGGAATCGCCGTCCACCTTTTCGTCGGGGAGGTCGTCGATCTACTGCCGAGCGCGTACAGGCGCAAGGCGTTGGTTGTGTTGCTCCCGTGCCTTTTGGTGGGAAGCGTGTCGCTAGCATCCAGGGCTGGAACGCGTTCAGCCCCGCCCACTTACCTTTGCCTCGATCCGTAGGTCCATACTGCATTGTCAGGACCACGACCCGGGTGTTCTCGAACAAGAAATTCGTTACGATTACTTGTACCTTGAGCGAGGATGGTACCTGGCAGGCGGTGTGCGGTTTCGCTGAGGGAGATTTGGGCTTTGGTTCTGCTATCGATGGCGCAAACAACACCCAGGTGCTGGGCAGCACTTTCCCGGGCCTTACGGCCGGGGCCGGCACTTCTGCCATTACGGTGGTCCCGTCTGCGTTGAGCGTCCAGATTTTGAATGGGGAGGCGTTGCAGACCACCAATGGCATTCTTGCAGCGGGCGTCGTGAAGACGCAGCTAGCACTGCAGGGCAGAACCGAGACGTGGGAGGCTTTCTCCAATCGGTTTCTGGCTTATATGGCTCCACGTCTGATGAGCGCGGGGAAGTTGGCATTGAAAGGAGTACAGATGAATTCTTACCCTTTGAACATGAATGTGCTATCTTACTTCGCGCCGTTGGACCCTACCGTCTTCTCGGGTAATATAACGTGGAAGTCGGGAGAAAACTTTCAGATTTACCCTGAGGGATGGGCGCCAATGTGCATCCTGAACCAGGACGCCGTCGACATCACCTATTTGATTGCGCAGGAATGGCGGGTTCGATTTGACCTAGCGAACCCTGCCGCTTCGGCGCATCGCCATCATGGTGTGACGTCGGACGGGTTGTGGGACAAGATGGTCTCCATGGCGAGCGCCTTAGGACACGGGGTCCAGGACTTGCCAGAGTTCATTGCTAACGTGGGGTCGGCAGCACGCGCTGCCAACCAAACTTTGCGCATGATCAACGCGGGCACTCATTATCTGCCAATGCTGACAGGTTGAGTGGATTGGCCATGTGCAAGGGGCTTCTCACACCCCCATAAGAGGGGAAATACCGGAGGTAAAGGTTGCCTAAAGTGGGAA